TGTTAGACACTAGACTTAACCAGCACAGTTTTTACTAAAAACATTTCAACTCGTGATTCTGGATTGTCTTTTGCTATAACGTCAAATTCGTTATGCGCCTCCTGCACAAACGCATCTTTGTCGTCTTTGTCAGTAAATCGCATTCTAGCTACAAAACCATCATCAATCATAAACTCTACTTTATCGCCAACTATTAATGCCTCCATCTTTTCGTAACTTTCTACCATTACTGGTTTTTGTATAGCAGGTTTAGTATTCATCGCAATCCCCCGTGTCTAACTCTCATTCAAGCCGACACCATCCTAGCCTTGCTTTGTAATAAGTCAGGGGCGGTGCGGCTTAATTTAATCAGTTAGACACTAATATAAAGTTTGCAAATTTTATGCGGCGCAAGTCCTGCACAATCTCTATCAAATTCTTCCAAAACTTGGGAAGATTCCTCAAGAGTGTCTCTAGTGTTGATACACCCAAAAAAATGCTGTCTAGCTGGAATAACGTGCCGACTCACGCCATATTTATCAAGCACACACCATCCAAAAAACTCTTTTTCGTTTTCATCGCTAGTCGTGTCTAACTCACGGTTCAAGTCGGATACTACCCCAGCCTTGTTTTCGTCATTGCTCATGTTTGTATTCTCGTGTTAATGTTTAAAGTCTTGCAGGTAGTACCGCTTAACCTCAATAGTTATAACTTAATCCCCCAATTTTCAACCGCATTTAAGATGATTTCCCGTTCCCGATTATCGGGTAATCGTTCACCTGCCAAGACTGCCGACACCAAACTAAAGTGCAATTTTGTCTTAGTCGCCAAACCGCCTTTTGTGATGAATTTATCGCGCATGACTTGTAAAACATACGAACGCTGCGGCCATACCGTAAAATTATCTCCCATGACAAATTGCGTGGTTTTGTCGATTTTGTTGCCTTGGCCTGTTTTGATCTTGCCGCCCTTTGCCAAGAACTCATCAACCAGTCGGGCAATTTCGGCGGATTCCTCTGTTTTTGGTTTGTGTCGTGGTGGGTTAGGTGCGGCAAACTTCGCATCTAATATCTGTTCGTTTATCATTGTTCTATCCAAAATGATTTTCTTCAAAAATTACGCCTAACTCACTCACCGCGTAGGCTTCTACTTGATTAACGTATTTTGCAAAATCTGTTACGTTAAGTTTTGTTGTGGATTCGGCCATTTTTCGGCCATTAGGCAAGTCAACATAGCCCAAAAACTCGCCTTTAAAATGCTCGTGCCAACATTCATCGCTATACTGTTTGCCGTCAATCATTGCTTGAGTAGCAATCTGTTTTAGGTATGACCAGTAAAGCCGATTTTGTTGGTTGTGGCGTTTGTCTTTGTGTTGTGACACATTGACAGCTAAGGGCTTATCTTGGGCGGCCATTGACCGCCAGTTGGCTTTTAGATATGCGTACAAAGCCTTGCAATTAAGGTCTGTACGCAAGATGAATTGGCGCATTACTTAATCTCAGCGAGTAGTTTGTCGTAATACTCACGGGCTAATAACACTTTTTCAGCAATCATAGCTTCTTTGTCTATGTCGCGTTGATATGCAATTGAGCGTACACGCTTTGTTTCGTCTATGTGATTAACAATGTGTAGTTCGGGTTGCTCATACCCAATTAAGTCTTCGGGCGTATCAACTAAACAAAAGTCCACAATGGCATTATCTCGGTTATACAGCCACATATAACCTCGCATTTGCCACTCGTACTCGTTTGGAATGTCATCAGCAAAGAAAGGGAATGTATCAATTGACCAAGATGTTTTAATGTCGCGTACTGTGTCAGATGTTAGAATGTCACATTCACCTGTAATGTAATTGTTACTAACGCGACCAACGTGCTTGTTATAACGGCTAAACAAAAACATATTAAGCAAGTCAATGCTGTCTTGCTCACAGCGCACACCTTTTTCAATCGGCTTAGATGTGATTTTTTTACGCACACCAAAAACAGCTTCTTTGGCCAAGTCTTTAACGAGTGACTTGGCTGTTTCGCTAAGTCCTGTTCCTGATTTTGGTTTAGTCATCAATAACTTGAGACTGCTACAACGAATTAGCATAATCGTTACTCATAAAAAAAGCCTCACTAGGAGGCTTTGTTGTGTTAATAATCAATAATCATGTTTTTGACGAGGTTTCATGTTCCCCTTAATTAAAAGGTAAATCATCCTCTAAGTCATATTTAGACGGGGCTGGCCGTTGTTGCGGCTTCTGCGGTTGATGGCCGTTGCTTTTCGCTTCGTTGTGACTATCTTGCTGCTTACCATCCTGCACAAACTCAAAACTAACAAGCGTACCTTTTAGGCTGCTTTTACCGTTATATTCTTCGACATGCACATCATCAACACGGACAACAATCTGTTTGCCCTTTGTAAAATACTGCACCACTTTTTCAGCCTGTGCGCCCCACATAGCCAAGTTTAACCATTGGCCTTTTTTGTTTGCACCGTAACCTATATCATAAACAACAGACAGGCTTAAAACGGGTTTACCGTTTGCGCTTCGTAACTCTGCATCTTTTCCAATGCGTACTAATTTGGTGAACATGATAGTCTCTCTTTGTTGTTGGCATCCTTGCCTGTGTAGTCCTTATTTAAAAGCTGCTTTGCACTCTTTGGCATAATCTGTGAAAAACTCGCAAGACTCTTGGTCGCCTCTCTTTTTGGCCATGCCGTGATAGTCAGCCCACACTTGGCGCAAAGTACCTTCATCGGGTGCGCCTTTCATATCTTTAACGCCCATTTCACGCTCTGCATCGCTTAGCTTGCGTGTGGGTGGTGGTGCTGGGCGTGGTTGTGCGACTGCATGATTACCGTCATCATCTTCTTGGGCGATACCTGCCATTGCTGCTAATGAATAACGGCGAAGATAAGTGATAGCAGAGCCGACACCTTGCGCGTCTTGCTTTGAAACTGGTGAAAAACACACACTACTAATAAACTCGCCTGATTCATGCACAAGCATTGTTTCCACGCTGGCAACACCCGATTCAAAACTAGGCATTTGCACAATGGCAATGTTATTAGCTGAGAAAATAGGGCGCACAGTGTTAAGAATCTCGGCCAAGTCTGCATACTTAGACTTAAAATGTGGGTTTACGCTAGATTTTGATGCGTTCTCAACTTGTAATTGAGATAACGCAATAGCCTTAGCTAAGGCTGCAATTGATTCTGATTTTTGCATGATTTCCTCACTTACACATTTGCTCGATGGGCGCACTAGCGCACCCACCAAACAATAAAAAGATAAACATAAACACGATGAAAATGACAATATTTGCTCTATTGTTTAAAAGCATTTTGCATTGCCTCTTTTAACGTATTGCCCCAAGCTGATTTTTGTTGGTTCAACAGTACAACAAAGTACATTGAGCCGACTTTGTTAATAGTCATCTAGCACCGCCTCAAAATCAGCCTTTAATCCTGCAAGGTTTTCGGCCGTTTTTAGCTCTGCCATGAGCAAATTATTCTTTTTGACTAACTCATTTATTGCTGCTTGTTGTTCGTTAATTGCATCAACCATTGATGCGATGATTAACAATGCAATAAAAAAAGCCGCAATCGCGGCAGTGGTGGCTAACATGATTAAACATCCTCGACAATCGTTTCTTTAACGTCCATGCTTCCGCCAAAGCCTAATTCTTTGCCTTTGATACGGGCTAGTGCGGCCGCTTGCCAACCTGTCACCGCATCACACTCAAAACAAAATTCATTTCCGTTTAGGTATTGCACCTTTATCTTAAAATGCTTCATAATTACCTCGTCATTCGTTGACTACAAAAAACTAAGCCCTATGTATTACGAGTACATAGGTCTTTTTTGTTTAAGCTGCGGCTGCGTGATGTACATCAGCCACATAAGAACGGTATTCAATATCATCTTGATATTGACGCTCTGATTTTTCACCGCTTACTTCGTCATACACAGCATCAGCATGACTTTTTAATGATGTTAAAATCGCGCCAGTGTCAGCGTTATTCGCTAACGCCCACACCAACTCATCAATCAATAACAATGCCGCGTTGTTGTCATAAACTTTTTCAACAACTTCTTGTTTAATGCTCATCTTCTTTTCTCCGTTGGACTACAAAAACAACTAACCACTCCTGAGCAAAATCCCTGTTGAGCAAATGGTTATGTGTTTTTGGTCTAATCATCAGTAACCAAGCTCAACCTTCCCGATATTTTTGTTTGCTTTGGTTCGACATATTCGGGTGATGCCCTAGTCGCTTTACTGGATTGCCGTTTCGCTCAATCAGGCGTGGACTGTCTAGCATTGCTAGTCGGCTGTCGTTTATTTTTAGGCTCGCACCGCGTTAGAGCTTGTCTCGTTTAGACTCGGAGCAGAGTTGCTAAGGTTTCGCTTGGCATGGGTATAATGTAGCTTTACCTACATTTCAAGTCAATAAGTAAATGTAGTTAAAACTACCGATTGCTCAAAAAATAATCACTTAAAGTTTTGCGTTAAAGCACTTTGCAGAGAAGTTGTAGAGAAGCTGCAGAGAATGTCATGTTTAAAAAACAGCAAAATCTGTACACGTTATGAAAACGTGTTTAAAAAAGCGGGATTTTTGGACATGAGGATTTAGACGTAAATGTCTAAATTGATTAAAAAGCGTACTTTTAGAGCCAGTGACTGGTCCAGTGCTTTTTACCACAAGATGTATTGATTTTACTGGATTTTATTTTTAAAAATGCAAGCAAAACACAGTTTTTGGCTAAATTTGGTCATTTGCGGGCCCAGTGTTTTTTAGACGAACTTAGACGAAAAGTTCATAAATAAAACTAATCACAGCAGCTATGGCGATGCAACAGCCTATGATTTTGAAATACTTGGCGATGAATTTGTCAGAATAGTTATACATGGCGCATCCTTGCGTTTTTGTGGCTTAGGTCAGGTCTAGCGATGCACTGACCACCGTTCCAATAATAATTGTTCCCTCAGTGATGGGAATAATGGGGAATTGTGGGTTAAAAGGGCGCAAGTATCTATTATCACCATCAAGCACCAACTCTTTGATTGTCGCTTTTTCGCTGTTTTCCAAACGTGCAACAACAATACTTCTATGTTTGGCTTGCTTCTCAGGGTCAACCACAACAATCATACCCTCGCTTAATGAGCGTTTTTCGTGTGGGTTAAGCATTGAGTCACCCATTACGCGCAAAGCGAAAGCGTAGCGGCTATTGGCGTGTATGGTTGGTATCCATTCGTTAGCATCTTCATCAAAGCCTGTTTTAATTTCCGTCCATGCACCTGCTTGTACTTCATTTATCACTGGCACAAGTCCCTTTAATCGTGGAGCAGCTTCCGTGTTGTCGTGTATGTCGTCTGGGCGACCTTTGCCACTGACCAACCAATCAGGGGTACAGTGCAATGTTTGTGCAAGTTTTAGTAAGTTCTCTCCTTTGGGGTTGGTCTCTCCCAATTCCCACTGGGTATAGGAAACCCTAGCAATGCCTATTTTTTTGGCAACATCGCTTTGAGTCAATTTCAGGCTTGTTCTTTGCGCTTTGATGCGCTCGCTTAATGTTTTCATGTAGGCAATCCTACAACAAAAATTAGTAGTTTTTATTGACAAATGAATGTAGGTAAAACTACTATATAGATGTTGATAAAAATGGCGAGACAAAATGAACAAGCAAACCGTAATAGACCACTTTGGAAGCATCAATAAAACGGCTGCCGTTTTGGGAATTGCTCATACGTCCGTTATTGGTTGGGATGATGAAGTGATTCCCGAAGCGATGGCGGCACGTTTAGACAGAATCACAAATGGTCAGTTGAGATATGACCATGTTTTTTACATGGCGCACAAAAAAGCCAAGAAACAAGCCGCCTAACTCAAGCATAGTCCAAAAAATCAACAACAAAAGAAAAAGGGTAGAACAAATGGACATCGCAATTCAGTTTTTATGTGTGGTTAGTGGAATTTGTGCAGGTTTGTTTTTGGTCTTGGCATTGCTCAAAGGTGGCAAAGACGATGACGATTTTAGCGGGATGGCTTGAGCAACAAATTTTAGGCAATAAAAAGCCCCGCGTATCAGGCAGGGCTTTTTATAAATCAGAAAACACACATAGCGAGATAATTATTATGCAGAAAAAAGATTTAGTCAACAAGAAAGCGCAATCAAGGGCGGCATTAAGAATGTTCTATGAGCTGCAATTTATTTGCAATGCCAAAGGCCGTCGTATTGGCACTGAAGAAATACAAGCCAAGTTATCAGCACTTGGCTTTGTCGCATCTCTAAGAACCATTCAGCGCGATTTAAACCAACTCGAAGGCGTTAATGCGCCAATCAAAAGCGATGGACACCACCCGCAAGGCTGGTCGTTTTTTAGTGCAAACTTATTAAAAGAGGTGGCCTAAGTGAACACGGAACGTCACCGCATAAAAAACCTTGCACTTAAAAAGGTGCAGCAGGAACAGCCAAAACCAACGATTCAGCCATGCGCAAAATGTGGCCAAGATTCTTTCTTATTCGATTTTAGACGGCCTGCGACAACAAAAACTTGCAAAAACACTGCTTGTAAGTCTGTCGAATTGGTGGAGGTGGTATGAGTCAGTCTTACCCGTGGTTTAAATTTGCTCATGTTGAGTATTTGCTTGATCCAATGATTACAAGTTTATCTTTGGCGGCTCAAGGTGCTAATACTCGTTTAATGGCTTATGCAGCGCGTCAATTGCCGTTTGGCACATTACCCAATGACGATAAAACACTGTTAGCAATGAGTGGCGCAAAAACCCCTAAGCAATGGCAAAAGCTGTATCAAGAGCTAATAGGTACAGTTTGGTTTTGTGATGATGATGGACGTTTGTATTGTCCTTTGATGAATGTTGAGCCTGCCCCTGTTGTTGAGCAAGAAGCACAAGAAGATAAGCCAAAAAAAGCATTAACTAATGCAGAGCGTCAAGCTGCATACAAAGCACGTCAAGCAGAGTTGGCGTTACTAAAAGAAAAAAGTAACGCCGTCGGTAACGAAACTGGTAACGAAAAAGTAACGGGCGGTAACGTAGCTAGTAACGCTCAGGTAACGGACGGTAACGAAACTGGTAACGGCAATTCGTTACTTTTGGGGGGTAAGGGGGGAGATTTAGATTTAGATTTAAATAAAGATTTAGATTTAAAACAAGAGGTTAACTCACACTCTAAAACACGCGAGGCCGAAAAAAATTCGCGAGGTTTTTTTGATGACGAATTACGACCTGATTTAAATTTGTTAAACGCAAAACTCGGCGCAAATTTAGTTACTCAAAAATTTATTGATGAGAATTTATTTTCGTTCAACTCGCACTATGAAACACAACAACTCACTGACAACCAACGATTAGCAAAGTGGATTACTTGGTGGAAAGGTGAGCAAGCTAAACAGCAAGCACAAACTATTCAACGACCATCTAAAAAACCAACAACCGATAAATACAACGGTTTTGCAGAACGTGATTACAGCGTAGGTATCAACGAAGACGGGAGCTTTTAATCATGACAACCTTAAAACAAATGGCGATGCTAAAAAAAGCACTTGGTTACAATGTTTTAGATGTACCGTTAGAGAAAAAGGATCATTGCGAGACTCATGGTGATTATGTGTCTTACTGTTACTACGATGATGTTTATTCAGGTTGCGAACAATGCCGAAAAGAAAAGATTGAGCAATCAAGAAAACAACAAGAAGAATTTGAGAGACAACAAAAAAATATGCGTTGGTTAGCAAGAATCGGTGACGCTGGCATACCTGAGCGTTTTAAGACACGCACACTAGAAACCTATGTTGTTGATACTAACAACACCAAACAACAAAGAATCTATGATTTTTGCAAAGACTATGCAGCCGATTTTGATAGCGTCAGAAAAACAGGACGTAGTTTTTTAATGCTTGGAACGGTTGGTACTGGCAAGACTCATTTATCAATCGGTATTGCGTTGGAGGTTATGAAGTCTAGCCACAGCGCAGTATTCACCAGCGCATCAAAGATATTCCGCTCAATCAAAGACACTTATCACAAAGGCAGTCATCAAAAAGAAAGCGAAGCTATGGCTGTTTACACGCAATGTGACCTTTTGATTATTGATGAAGTTGGTGTTCAGCGTGGTTCTGATTTTGAGAAAGAAACGTTTTTTGATGTGATTAACGAGCGTTACGAAAATATGCGCCCAACTATCATTTTATCAAACCTAACCATTGAAGAAATAAAGGTTTTTTTGGGTGAGCGTGTTTTTGACCGCTTGCGTGAAAATGGCGGAAAAGCCTTTTTATTAGATTGGCCAAGCCATAGAGCAGGGGCGCATTATGACTAAAGGTACAAGGGCGCGACAAGCCTATTCGTTAGCAAGATTTGGCAAAACTTACAGATATATCGCTGAGGTTTTAGGTGTGAGCCGTCAAAGAGCATACGCAATGGTTAAAGCGCAATCGGCTAAGTTTGGTGAATTACCAAAAAGACAAACTGGCGGAATTAAAAGGAATTACTAATGAAAGCCAAAACAATCTCACGCGAAAAAATAACGCAGATACACAAAATGCTTGATGAGAAAAAGACTCATGCCGAGATTATGCGTGTTTTGGGTGTGACAAAAAGACAAGTTACTTATCAAGTGTCGTTTAGACCAAAACGCCAAGCATTTGCTGAGATTGCACGTCACGCTGGCATAAGCATTAATACTTTTAACAAGCGAAAACAAAAAGGTATGTCAGTCGAGAAAATTATTAGTCACACAAAAGGGGCGCGTATTAATGATTAAGCCAAGCAAGAGGCACTTTTTACGCTATGACGCGCAGACTTACGAAACGCAAGGATTTATTGAAATGTCGGGCATCCCTAAAAAAATGGCTCACGACAACACCAAAGACCAGCGTTACGCAAGTCAGCCGCGTTTTTGGCAGATAACCGCAACGGCCAAAACACAAGACCCAAAAACAGGAGAGCAGCAAACAAAACACTTCAAATTCAAACCAACAGAAAGATTAAAGCTAAGTGAGCTTGCACCACTAATTAACGATTTTATACACGCTGGAGATGATTTTTTACCTGATTGCATATCAGTAATGGTATGTGCGCGTGTAATGACAGAGGGCGGAGTATGAATCAATTACCAGTGCAAATGCACCCACGTTATGAAGAATTTTTGGCTTTTATGGCTGATTGTCCACATCGTAAAACGCCTGAGTGTATGCAGACGGCTTTTTGGGCGTGGAGTAAAACAATGAGTGATTTATGTGGTGAGCGTTGGCTTGAGACTGGCAGCCCGTTTATGAGTGATTTAGAGCGTATTGATGCGTTAAAAAAAGACCTTGACCGCAAACATAGGGAATGTGCCGAGCGTGAACGCCAAGTCTTAATGTTGGCGGAGGATAATGAGCGTCTTAATGATGATTTAAGACGTGCTAGAGACGCTTTAGCAGGTGTACTAATAGGATTGGGTGGTCAAGCAGTTGGCGAGCGTGGCCATGCGTGTATGGCGATTGATGGAGGTAATTTGTGAATCCATCGCATTTAGAAAGAATTGAGGCATTGCCTGATGTGTTTATGTTGGATAGTGGGTTGGTGCAATTCAAGTATGTGCAAGACATAAGCAATGTAAATGATGTCAATTTTTGCGTTGGCATGGCAGGAGGTCATAAAGCATTTGGTACACCAAGCCAGTATGACCAATTTGTTGATAAATACATTGCTTGGTTGGAGATGCGATGAGCAAGTACAACAATAAAAAAGTCCTAGTTGACGGTATTTGGTTTGACTCAAAAAAAGAGGCGGCTCGTTATCAGGATTTAAGCCTACTGCAAAAAGCAAAAGTCATCCGTGATTTAAAGACTCAACAAGTTTTTGTGCTTGCTCCTGCGGTAGTTTTGAATGGTCGTAAAAGACCAGAGCTTCGTTATAAGGCAGATTTTACTTATTTTGATGACACAAAAGGCGGTGAATTTGTTGTTGAGGACACCAAAGGCTTTAGAACGGAGGGATACAAAATCAAACGGCATTTAATGAAGGCGGTACACAGCATAGAGGTATTAGAAACATGAAAAAAGTATTTTTGATTATCTTGGTTTTGTCGCCAAGTGGTTGCGCGAATCAGCCTGCGTTTTGTCCAGAGGTTAGAGTTAATTTTTGTCCGACTCGGTGAGGTGGTTATGAATGTTGAGCAAAAAGAAATTGACGCAATAAAAAATGAATTAGTCCCGACTTGGCAAAGTGTGGCGGCTGTTGCTCATCATGCAGGCATTAAACCAAAAAGAGCGTTAAGGATTATTAAGTTTTTAAGGGATAATCTAAAAATTGTTGAAATGCGAGACTGTCGGCTTGATGGCCATAATCCTGTTTGGTTGGTGCGGCCATTGGATAAAACGGTCAAAAAAGAGCAGCCGAAAGATGCACAACCCTATTTGTCCTTGAGTTTGGAGATTTGAAGATGTCAAAACTAACAGGCAAGCAAGCGCGTTTTGTTGAAGAATACTTGATTGATTTAAACGCAACTTCGGCAGCAATCAAGGCTGGTTACAGTGAAAAAACAGCTTATTCAATTGGCCAAAGATTGTTGAAAAATGTTGATATTGCTGAGGCTATTCAAGCGGCACAAGCAAAACTATCAGAAGCATGTCAAGTCTCACAAAAAATGGTTATTGAGGGCTTACTAAGCGAGGCCAAACTAAGCGGCGAGGGCTCAAGCCATAGCGCAAGGGTTTCGGCATGGGCGCACTTAGGCAAGCATCTTGGAATGTTTGTTGAAAAGGTAGAGTCAAAAAATAAAACTGAATTAACGGGCGAAGATGGCCAGCCAATTAAAATCGAATCAACGTCAACAGACAGACCACAAATGACTAAGGACGAATGGCTCAAGGCTCATGGAGTGGTTGTGTAATGGTTTGGCATCCACAGGCAGGTGCGCAAACATCGGCTATTTTAGCGGATTGGTGCGAAGATGTTTTCTATGGTGGTGAGCGTGGCGGCGGAAAGTCAGACTTTCAGCTTGGTTATCAGGAAGATGCAGCATTACGCTATGAGGGAAAGTCTCGCGGTATTATGTTTCGTAAAACGTACAACGAATTAGAAGAGCTGCAAGCAAGAGCGAGCGAGATATTCCCTGCATCGGGCGCAATATACAAAACTCAGCCGTCTGCAAAATATCCTTTTTCAAACTGTTGGTATTGGCCAAACGGCGCGACAGTCAAGATGCGCTATATTGAGCATGAGCGAGATTATGGGCGTTATCATGGTCATCAATACTCGCATATGTCATTTGATGAAGTAACAGAATACCCAACACCAAACGGCGTGTTAAAAATGATTTCGTGCTTGCGTAATGCTCATGGTGTGCCTTGTTCGTTAAGATTAACAGGCAATCCAGGTGGGCGCGGTCATGGTTGGGTTAAACAGCGTTATATTGATACTGCACCACCTTACACACCTTACCTTGACCCTGATAGCGGTATGACACGAATGTTTATACCGTCCAAAACATCGGACAATCAGGTTTTAATGCTCAAAGACCCAACGTATAGAAACAAAATCAAAGCGTCTGCATCGGGCAATAAAGAACTAGAGAAAGCATGGCTTGAGGGTAATTGGGACATTGTATCGGGTGCGTTCTTTACTGAGTTTAGGCGCGATAAGCACGTTATTAAACCGTTTAAAATCCCTACGCAATGGACTAAGTTTAGAGCGTTTGACTGGGGAAGTGCTAAACCGTTTGCCTGTTATTGGATTGCTGTTGCTGATGGCTCTTACAAGCCTGACGGTTGGCAAAAGCCTATACCTCGTGGTGCATTAGTGTTTTATCGTGAGTATTACGGCATGGAGGCGGGCAAATTAAACACGGGCTTAAAGATGACTTCTAAGGCCGTGGCCAAACAGATTTTTAAAGTTGACAATAAAGAAACAACAGGCGAGGGCGGTTGGGGTGTGGCTGACCCTGCTATTTTTGCATCAAACGGCGGAATTAGCATTGCTGAAGAAATGCGGCGTGAGGGTGTTTTGTGGCGTGGTGCTGACAACAAACGAAAGGCAGGATGGGAACAATTAAGAATCCGTTTGTTGGGTGATGAAGATACAGCAAGCCCGTTAATTTACTTTTTTGAGAATTGCATACACGCTATTAGGACGTTGCCATTGATGCAACATGATGCACATGACGTCGAGGATATTGATACAGATATGGAAGACCACGCACCTGATACCATTCGTTATGCGTGTATGGCGCGGCCAATTATCAAAGATTCACTGACTCACGCGCCTAAAAAGAATACTTACGAGCATCTACTTGCACAAACAAGCGAAGAAAAGAAAGGGAGTATTTATAGAAGATAATTATTTTCTATCGCATGGATTAGACAAACATCGCAAACAATAAAGCCTGTCAAAAAGAGGCTTTGTTATGTCCGATATTTCCGCTTCTATTCAAGTTCTGCAATCTACTCTGCCAAAGCTCACAATGAGTGAGCTTATCGCTATGCAAAATCCTGTGCCACGTTTTGAATTTAACGACCATGATAAATGGTTTTATTCGATTACTGAGCATGATGGTTTTGATGGCGGTAAAACTCTGGAAGGTAATTTGATTTGCGTAACTGCGAGCTTGCCGATTGAGGCGGAAGATTTGGCACAACAAGGACTCTTGGAATCTATTGAATACTTTAAGTCTCATTTGGCTATTGGCGAGATTGAGACCGAAGAACGTCCCATACATTGAGGTTATATCATGTCAAAAGTTAGAATTTTAGGTGCGTTATCAAGCGTTACCACTTCCGCTGTTTTTAACTCAGATACCACGCCTTTTGTGCAAAAAAATAGCGCAACACTAATGGCTTATTCGCCAGACGGCGCATTTAGTGGCTCGGCAAAGTTGCAATCAAGCGATGATGCAAGCACATGGACAGATGTTTCTGGCACTACAGTTACAACGGCTGGTACAACTCTTGTGACTGTTAATTCGATGGCTAAACACTATCGCATGAATTGTACATCTCGCAGTGCTGGCACAATCGCCATGGCGTTTTTGGACTAAGTTTATGACTGACACGCAAAAAACCGAAATTGACCAAAATCAGGCCGCTTTATTGTCTAAGCTGCAATCGCGTATTGATAAACAATATGCGTGTGCTGCTGATTTACGCAAACGCTGGAAAGTAGCGCGTAATTATGTGGGCGGTAAAAACGGCGAAGATGGTGAAGGCGGTTTGGTGCGTGTCAACATCATAAAATCACGGCTTGATATTATTCAGCCAAGTATTTATGCCAAAAATCCCGAAATTGCTGTAACACCCAATGAACGTTTAGCATCGGATAATTACGAGTTAGTCGGCAATTTTGCCAAAACATTAGAAATTTTAATTAACGAAATTTTAATTAAAGACGGAAAGCTAAAGAAAAAAGGTAAGGCGGCGGTTCGTGCAGCTTTAACAACTACAGTTGGTTGGGTAAAGATTATTTGGCAAGAAGATTACAATACCGACCCACTCATTAACAGCCGTATGCAGGATATACAAGACAACATCGCACGAATGAAAATGCTGTCTGAGCAATCAAACGAAAGTGGGTGTGATTCTCAAGCAGCCATTGCTGAGTTAGAGCAGCAATTACGCGCATTAGAGCAGCAAACTGAGATTGTGCGCGCTTATGGCTTTGCTGTAGATAATTTACGCGCCGAAGATATTTTAATCTTAGACGAAAGTATTGATAGCATTGATGAGTATCAAAACGCCTCTGCTATTGCCCACAAAATCTATTTTGAAAAAGAAAAATATAAAACTGTTTTTGGTAAAGATGCGCCTAAAAACGCTAAAGAATACAATCAATCAAAAGACGAAAACGCTAAGGTCGATGACAAGAAAAAATACTGTTTGTATGCTGTTTGGGAGGTTTGGGATAAAGACTCCAACACTGTTTACACCTTAGTTGAAGGTGGCAAAGAATGGGCAAGAGAGCCTTACACGCCTGATTACTTGGGCGAGCAGTTTTACCCGTTCTTTCCTTTGCAGTTTGAACGTATTGATGGCGAGATGCACCCGAAATCCTTAGTTGAGGGTATGATTGAGCTACAGGACGAATACAACACATCACACACTCAATTTGCCGAGCATCGCAAAGAATCGTTACCTGTGCGCGCTTACAACAAAGCTGCTGGCATTACCGACGCCGAAGTAAAACAAATTGCTAATCGTAAATCTAATGACATCATCGGGCTAAGTGGTGACCCAACACAGCCTATTGCCAGTCAGATTACTTCACTACAAGACCCGCCTATCAATCCTGCCGTCTATTCTACCGAACATATCATGCGTGGTTTTGAATTGGTCAGTGGCGCACAAGATGCAGCTGCGGGTAGTGTACAGCAAGCTAAAACAGCCACCGAAGCTGAGTTAATGGCTCAAGGCTCAACAACACGGCGCGCTGAATCGTTGGACGTGGTTGATGATTGGCTAACAGATATTTCTAACTATGCTGCCGAAATCATGCTGCAAGTTTTGACACTTGAACAGGTTCAAAACATTGTCGGAAATGATGCGGTTTGGCCTCAGTTGTCCAAAGACGAAATCTTTAAAAAGGTTAATGTTACGGTACGCGCTGGCTCTACTGCCAAGCCTAACAAGTTGCGTGAGCGTGACCAGTGGGCGCAATTCGCACCACAAATTACACAGGGCATTATTCAGATTGCACAATTCAAAGCGCAAGGTATGAATGATGTTGCTACAGCATTGACCAAAATCCTAGATGAATCACTAAAGCGTTTTGACGAACGTTTAACGATTGATATGTTTTATTCGCCACAGGAACAAGCACAAGCGACTCAAAATCCTGCGCCTATGGGTGAGCCACAAATACCGCCTCAATTAGCCAATTTAATGCAGCAAGCAGCACAATAGCGGTATCGCATGGATTTGTTATTGTCGTTTTATAGTGTGTCAAATTATATAAATGTAGGGTTAAATTATGTTTGATGAAGATGGTAATCCAATTGATGATAATCAAAGTCAAAACAATGACAATCAATCAGCGCAAGATACTAACACCGAAACGCAATCCAGTGATGAGCCAAAAACATCACTTGAAGCATTAGAGCGTGCTGTTCAAGCTGAGGGTGAAGTAAAGCCCGAAGCCAAGCCCGAAGTTAAAGCGATTGAAGAAAAGAAGCCTGAATCACCCGAAGATTTGTACAAAATGCCTGACGGCTTACAACCAAAAAGCCAAGAGCGTTTTACAAAGTTAGTTGAATCGAATCAGCAAAAAGATGCCGAAATCTCACAAATGCGTGAGGGTAGTCAGTGGATTGCTCAAAACTTTACGCAAGACGAACAAGGCATTCAAGACTTAATCGGCTTTGCTGAATATCGTAATGCTTTAAAAAGTGGCAATTTTCAGGCGGCTGGACAATTGCTACAGGCACAAATTCAACAATTTACATTATTGACTGGCCAGCCATTACAAGCCAATCCTTTGCAAGGTTTTGATGATTTGCAGCAGCGTGTTGAATCTTTTGAGCTTGACGAAGCTGATGCTTTAGAAATCGCGCGTTTTCGTAAACAGCAAGCAATGGCACAAAGCCAACAACAGCAACAAATGCAAGAGCAGCACCAACAAGCACAATATAAACAGGTGATTGATGACTCTGTTAATAAAGTGACTCAAATGGTTGAGCAATGGAAAAAAACAGATATTGATTATGCTGCTAAAGAAAAAATCATTGCTGAAAAATTGCCGTCTATGATGAAAAACTTTCATCCGAGCCAAATTCCTTATCAGGTGCAAATGCTCTATGAAGCATTGAGTTCAGTTGCACCAACACGCCAACAGTCAGTTACTCCTTTGCGTGGTAACGGTATCTCTGCTGGCAAAGCTGCGCCTAAATCCTCGCTTGAGGCAATGGGTGCGGTGCTTGGTTACGATGTTTAATTTGTCGTAACTTGTTGTAAGTCGTAGCGGGTTCGACTCCGCAAAAAAACTTGGGCTGTATTCGGGTCGCCGCCGAGAAGTGTTGATTTATTTAATTACTTTTTAGTGAGGTGGCTTATGCCATTTACAGGTTCTGAGCTGGCGGATGCTCAAAAAACCACGCTTGATTTTTATATGCGTAACAAAGCGGTTGACCAAATTAAGGTTAATCGTCCGATTGCTGATGCTTTAATTGCTGGCAAAAAAGAGTTCCCTGGTGCGAAGCAATACGTTGTAGAGCAATTGCGTAAAAGCTATGGCTCTAACTTCCAATGGATTAACGGCGCACAAGAAGTAACTTACAACCGTCGTCAAACTATCGAGCAAAGCCAATTCGCTTGGCGCACTGCTCACGATGGTTACGCGATTGATGAAGACCGTTTGGCACAAAACGGCATTACCATGATTGACGATAAAACAGGCGGTAAAGCAAGCCGTGCTGAGTTGGTGCAATTGAATGATTTGCTTGAAGAACAAAACGCGGCATTAGACGAAGGCTTCAACGAAAAATTCTCTGCTTACTTGTGCTTAGATGGTTCTAGCTCTAGCGATGCAGTCACAGGCTTAGACGCGCTTGTTTCTTTGTCTCCTAGCTCTGGCACTGTTGGTGGTATTGATGCGTCTAGCTCAAGCAATTCGTGGTGGCGCAATGGTGCAAGCACTGGTTTAGCTTCTGGTACGTTATTGGTTGCAATGGAAGGCCAATGGCGCGCCTGCGTTAAAAATGGCGGTATGCCTAACAAGATTTTTGCGGGTTCAGCCTTTATTGATGCCTATATCGCGGCATTAGTAGCAGCAGGACAGCAAATTCAATATGCAGGCGGTCAACCACGCAAGTTAGATGGTGGTGTCAGTGGCACTTATTTCAAAGGCGTTGAAATTGAGTGGTGTCCTGAGTTTGACGATAACTTTGGCGGTTTAGATAGTCCTGCTATTAGTTGGACAAAGCGTTGCTATTTCTTAAATATGCAGCACTTAAAACTCCGTCCGATGGCTGGTCAAGACCGTATCACCCGTAAGCCTCCACGCGCTTACAACCGTTACGAATACTACTGTGCTATCACTTGGCGCGGTGCATTAACAACTAATCGCCGTAACGCTCACGCGGTACTTTCCCTTACTTAACCCGTAAACCCTATTGGCTAGGACTTCGTGAGCCTAGCCTTTTTTGGAGTGTCTTATGTATAAAGTTCCTCAAGTTGTTGCGTTATTAAGTCGTGGTGTTGTTGAGATTCCATCACGCATTTGTAGCGAACACGAAATTCCAATTTTAGAAATGATTCACACTCACGGCGATATTGAAATTGATGATGCTGCTACGGTTGCATTGAATGGCTTAACAAAAGAAATCAGTTCGGCCAGTGAAGAATACGCCATTTTAGCGCGCCGCTATGGTGATGATGAAAAAACAGGTATGTCATTGGTTGAGCGTATTTTTGGCACAGAACGCGAATTTGCCAAACAATTAGAGCCTTTTTTGGTTACTGATGAGCCTAAAAAATCACGCACAAAAACAAAAGAAACTGAACCAACCGAATAACAGCACAAATACTGTGGTGAGGTTTTTATGTCTAAACCGCTATGGATTGTTGAAGCACAAAGACACATAGGCTTGAGAGAAATCAAAGGCGCAAAACATAATAATTTTATTATCGTGTGGCTTAAGTCTTTAAAAGCATGGTGGTCGGACGATGAAACGCCTTGGTGTGGCACTTTTGTCGCGCATTGCATCAAGACAGCACAATGTAAATTACCGCGCTATTGGATGAGAGCCAAAGACTGGCTTAACTGGGGCGTGATTGTCACTGAGCCTTTTGTGGGTTGTATTGTGGTTTTTGAGCGTCAAGGCGGCGGTCATGTTGGTTTTGTTGTTGGCCAAGATGCTAATAAAAATCTGTTGGTTTTGGGTGGCAATCAAGGTGACGCGGTAAAAATATCACCTTTCGATATTAAACGTGTGCTTGGGTATCGTTGGCCAAGCGAGTACCCGTTACCTGCCATCAAAAACCTGCCAATCCTTAAAAATAACGAAAACTTATCTAAAAATGAATCATAGGTGAGCCATGTTTGAAAAAATCCCCGATTTAACACAGCCCGAACTAGCTCCTTTATGGGGTGCTTTGATGGCTTTTTTGCGTGGCTGGTATCGTGGTAAGCGTTGGAAGGCGCGAACACTTGAGGGGTTAATGATGGGTATTACCTTGCTTGGTGTTATCCCTGTTTTAAAGCAATTTGGCTTTAGCCTTGAATACGCTTTAATTATTGCGGGTTGGGCGGGTTATGTGGGCGTTGATACGTTTGCCGATTGGGTAGGCAAAAAACTCGGTATTGAAGGTAAAAGGTAAAAAGCTATGCCAACACTAAAAAAAACACTAGGTCAAATACGCTCTGATATTCAGATTCGCTTAGGTTTTGGCGGTGCTGGCTCTGCATCGGTAGTGAATACGCCTGTTATTGATTCGTTTATTCGTAACGCTCAAGAACAGCTTTATATTCAACATGAGTGGAAGGAATTAACCACTTATGAAGATATTGCCACGGGCATTGACCAAACTTGGTACGACTATCCTGCTGATTGCAACATCGAGCGTATTTTATCGGTGAGCGTTAAAGAAAACGACACCTGGTATGAATTATCCGAAGGCATAACAATGAATATGCGTTCTGATTTAACAACAGGCCGTCCGTGTCGCTTTGAACGCTTTGAGCAAATGGAGGTTTGGCCTCCTGCTGATGTTGCTTACACCTTGCGCCGTTACTATGTCAAAGCCTTGCCCGATTTGACCTTGGATTCAGACCGTGTTGTGATTGATGATGCGTTAGTGTTTTTACACGCTCTCACAAATGCAAAGCTGCATTATCGGCAACCTGATGCACAGGCATACAGTACGCAATTAGAGGCTATGCTTCGGCGTTTGCGTGAAAAGAATCGACCAAACGAGCCAATTAAACGCACTAAAGCGGCGGATTGGTGGGAGTTGCAATCGCCTCCGCGTGTTGTGGGGAGATAACCATGAGCGAATTAGCCGCATTTTTAAAGGATATGTATAAAAACGCTAAAGGGCTTGGTGAGAACGCTTTGTCTTTGGGTACTGCGGCAATTGCTGAGCCTGTTGCAGGTTTTGCCGCGATGTATGACCCTGTAAATGGTGCGGCGGCAATTCGTGAGGGCATGACTTACAAACCAAGAAGCCAAGAAGCTAAGATGTATCAGGATGGGGCTGCAAGTGCATTAGGCGCATTGCTAAAGCCTGTTGCTCCTGTTATCGACACATGGAAAAAAGGTGTCGATATTGCGGGTGATTATAGTCCTGCGGCGGGTGCTGCATTAAGCACTGTGCCGACTGCTTTGGGTGTGTTGCTTGGTGCTAAACCAGCACTGCAAACAGGCCGACAAATGAGCAAGGGATTGGGTGTTATTCAAGACAAAATCATTGCTAACGCAAGCGCACCACGAACATTAAACACAGGATTTAGGGGGCAGCGTGGGGCGGTTGGTTTAACCAATGATTTTGATAATAGCGATGAAATAAAAATAATTGCCGATTACTTAGGTCAATCGCCTGAGTCAATGTTAGTAAACAGAGACTTATACACTAAAAAACAGGGGGCTATAAATTCTTTAGTTTCTAGGTATGAACAAATGGATGATTTTAGCGGAGCTTATTACCCAACATCCTATGGTTATATTTCTATATCACCATCGGCAAAATCAAATGGTCAATGGCAGTTGACAAGTTTTGATAAAAAGATGAATCCTTTATCAGACCAAGGCGAAATGTCTAAAAACAAAGCATTGACGGAGTTTTTCAAAACAATCAAGCCTAATAAATATGGCAATAGTACACCCAAAAGACCATTAACAGAATTTGAGCAAGCGCACTTAACCGCGCAACGTAACGCGGCATTGCCTGTTAATCAGGGCGGCTTGGGATTGCCTGCTGATAATACGGCGATGGATAGAGCAAGGGCGATGGGGTTTGATGTTGATAATAGGGCTTATCATGGTACTAAAGCTGATATAGTAGAGTTTTCAAAGAAGCATAACTCTGGAAAAACAACGGGTTCAGGTTCTTTTTTTACTGATAACCCAAGTGTTGCGGCAACATATACGGGCGTTAATGGAGGTAATACTATTCCTGTTTTTTTAAGGAGTCCTGAGCCATTAAACATTGACGTAAAAGGCGGTAATTGGAGTTACCTAAAAAAAGATTTAAAAGTTAATGCCGACGAAATATATGAGCAAAAGAAAATAAATAAAACATTGGGTAAGTTGCTTCCTGATGCTTACAAATACGAAGATGCTATAACTACTGATGATTTAGCAAGATGGGCAAATAATAAAGGGTATAGCTCTGTAAATTTCAAAGATGTAAAAGATAGAGGCGGCGAAGGCGCATTTGCTAACGCGCAAAGCGAATTACCTAGCAATAACACAGCTATTTTTGCAGACCATAATATACGTTCGGTTAATGCAGCATTTGACCCTAAAAACAAATGGTCGTCTAAAATACTCGCACAATCTGCAAAATTTGCACCTACGGCAGGCATTGCTGCTTATCTTTACGGCCAACAAAACAAGGATAACCAATAATGCCAAGTATCACCTACAACCGTTTTGAGGGTGGCCTAGATTTACGTCAAGGCTCAAGTGTTGCCGATGCGAACCGATTGCGCGTGCTTAAAAATGCGTATGTCACTACAGGCAAGGCAATCAAAAAAAGACCTGGCTTAGTATTTGAAGCTGAGTTTGAGGAATACACAGACGAGCTTGATAACAAAGTGGGCTTGTTTGCAATTGGCGGCAAATTAGCAACATTTAGCAGAAGACCAACAACAGGTATTCCCAATCCTGATTCTCGTTTTGTGAGTTATTTGGTTAGCAATCCATCGGGCGATTATCCCGTTAAAGGTGTGCATTTTG